CCTTCAATGTGTAAATCAATATTACCAGTATTCTCAGCAGGGTGATGTATACTAATACCATCTTCTTCTGTTACATGGTCATCAAGATTGGCACCAACTCTCATAGCGATGTTACCACGTACCTCTCCATTGACATCACCATGCACTAAAAAGTCTAGGTTATTCCCTATGTTAGCTGTTACATTACCAGCAACTGACAAATTAACATCCTCACTTACGATAATGTTTACATTGCCTTTAACTTCTATTGTATCATCACCTAAGATTAACTCATAGTTATCAGCAACAACCCTTTCAATTTTAGAACCACCAGGTTGTACTTCGTAATAAGTACCTGAGTTNTGTCTCTCTCTAATTCTTTGTGATCCAGGTGTATCGTCATACTCTTTAATGTGACCACTCTCTGATTCATATACATGGTTATATGGGTATTGTGGTGCGTATGCTGATCTAGGTTGGTATTCCCCCTGAACTTCATAGTCATTTGGATCAGGATTGCCTCTAGTTCTTAAATTGTTATCTTCTTCATTCTGGTTTCTAGGATATTGCCCTGAAGGATCTGTAAATCCAAATTCAGAAGGAACATAATCACCTGATATGGTAGGAAGCGATCCCATTATCAAGAACGCTTGCAAGTTGGTATCGGTAAACGTACCAACAACCCACGATCCTTGTAATAAGAATGTAGAGTGTCCCACCCCAGATATACTAGGAGTTGTGGTACCGGCCATAACTAATGCCCAAGGCAAGTCTGCCGTGGGGATTACATTTCTATCCTTAGTGTGAACATTTACCACACGTACCTTAACTCTACCTAATTTCTTTGGGTCTTGTATATCCTCAACCACACCGTAATATAATTCCATAATCTATTCCTTGGCTAATTCAATAGTTTGAGTATAATCGTTGTCTTTTATTGTATGTATTATCTTTGATACTAGATACACACCTGAAAACTTTCCAGAACGACTTTGAGTTTGCTGCTGTTTATTTAGTAGCACTTTAACTTTATTGCCCACTCCAAGTCCAGGTATTGCTTGACATTCATAAGCAGTTACTCTAATAGAAAATATCATATTAAGCATCGATGTCATGTTGCATATATTTATTTGATCATTAGTATGCAATAAAGGTTTGGAATCATTGTCATACATATCCATACGTAACAGATTTAAAGAGCTGCCTGAATTAGACATCTCTCCAAACACTTCAGCATCAACAGATGATTTGGATATATCAGCATTTACAATAGTCTTTCCATACACACCATTAGCTACTTTATATGATATATTATCATTATCAGAGTGTACCACTACAGACGCTGGTTGTCCTATATTACCTAATTGATTTTCCACAGTATCAGCGTTCTGAATAGATGGAGATATTGTTGCCATGGTTGACTGACCATTTATCTGAGTTAAACTAGTTAAGAAAGCATTCTTACTATCCACTAACCTCTCGAACATAAAAAAAGGAGAACTGTCTATATCATACGCTTGACTTTTAACTTGTTTAATAGCTGTGTTAGGACTAATATTAGGAGCAATGTAATGGCCCTTAGTAATAGAGTTGGCTAAAACTTTTAGATTTTTACTGAATGATCCATCAAAAATGCTTTTAATAATATCAGTACTTGTTCCTTTAAATGATTTAGATATTAATTGTGCAGTGTTTATAAATGTATCAATTGATTTTAAATTAATAACATACGTCTTCTTAGTTAGATTTGTAGTTACATCGATAGCATTAACACCATCTAAATGGAAGCTGTGTTTTACTGTGTGGTCGAAGTATTCAAACTCTAACAGAATCAGATTGCCTTTAGTGATAGCATTATCCAACATACCAACACCATCAACAATTTCAATCTTGCCTTCAAGGTTGCCGAATATATTTTCAGTAATATTAAGGTTTAATACTGTATCAGATATATCGATTGATCGATTGTCCTCATATACAATTGATACAGAGAATTTGCTTAGCTTCATGAGTCCATTTCTTGCTTAAATGCAGCAACGAATTCATCAATCTTTTCAGGTCTAATAGCTCTAACGTATCTATTAGCATCATTATTATAACTTTCGTGTTCTAAGTTGGTCACTTTATGAGTGCCTGCTGTTCTTGGTGCTGTAATATCCCCAGTAGAATCGTCTACATGATAGGCTGGTGCATATGCTCTACTAACAATCTCTGTAGCCGTAACTGTGTCAGAAGATTCTAAACCAATCAAGTCTTCACCAGCAGTTCTAAATGTGCCTGATATATGTTTAACCGTGATATACTTGTCGTTAGTGTGGATTGCAAGCACCTGACCAATAGCTCCTGACAGCACCCCTTGTATATACTCACCTTGAATAAACTTACCTAACAGATCGTCTGTACACATACACGCTAAGGCTGCAAAGTCTGCATACTTGTATACTGAATAATCTAATAGCTGAGCTGAGTTCTTGGGCCAATCATTCCAAATGTTTTTAATATTAGGATTAATAACCATAAGCGTCCAATAGTGACTAGGTGTTCCATACAACCTCTGACTCATCTGCTCAATGCGCTCTCCATCTTGGACTTGAACAAAGTTGTAAAACGCATGATTGTTAATTAAAGAGTCACTAGCTGCAGCAAATCTGGTAAGGTCTATTATGTCATCAAATACACCATCCCCATTTAAATCATAAGAAATTGTTTTAAAGTTCGAAAAGTATCCCATTATTAATATCCCTTTGTTTCTACATCATCACGATAAATTGGCATGATTTCATTTAATGTAATTGATAAATCTATTTCCACTGGTCTACCATCAGACTTAAAGAATGATGCAGCATTAGGGTTATAAGTAACACTTACGTTAGAAATAACAGTAGGTGGCAGGTTAACCATACCATCAACACCATGAAATGATGTTACGATTTGGTCAGGCACTGTTAAAGTAACCGAACTCTTTCTATGAGCATGAGCAGCTCCCCTAAATTTGATAATAATCCTTTCGCAAGCTATACTTTCTTGAACACTATCAGGAAGCATTTTCCAAGTAAAAGTAAATGATCTTAATTGAGTGTTTTTATACTGCATATACTCATTAGGATTAAGAGCTTTACCCATACGTCTCATTGCTTCATCACCAATAGCTTGACCTAAACCAGCACCACCAGCAGTTCCTGCTGCCTGCACTATTCCACCAGCAGCATTAGCAGCAGCAGCAATAGCACCACCTATTACTGCAGCACTAGATACTGCTAATCCAACAGCGACATCCTCACCAGAGAATGTATCCAGTACACCACTTAATCCATCTTTATCCCATGCATCAGTTACTTGGCCACCCATAGCAGCTAATTTTCTACTTTCTTGTTCATACGACATACTATCATTAATAGATATTGCAGGAGTCATATACATAATAACAGATGCATCCCTAACCTTCCTATCACCCATAGAGTCTAGTATAAAGTCCTTTCGTTTTTCTAAAGTTTCTTTTACAGCAGCTCCAGCTTTATTTCTAGCAACCAGTTCTTTAAGGTTTTTATTTGTAGTATCACTAGATATTGTAGCATTAGCAGCATTAATGGCTGTGGTGATCTTGGCTAGTTCTGCATGATCTTTTTCTATAACTCTCAGAAACTCAAACATTATAAATGGATCACCAGCTTCTGTGTATGAGTTTTTTTGAGCGGATGCACGAGCATCGCTATAATCATCAATGTCTGTAACAACATCCGAGTTGAAATCCACGGATGTGTCTGTACCATTCCCCAAATCGTAAGGGTATGATAAGTATGTACTGGATGCGGTCGCATCAGGTTTTACGCCATTCCAAGCATCTGCAACATCTCCAGCAAAGTCACTTATAGTGTCAGCTATCGTTTCAAAAGGATTACCCATATTCTAACTCGGTTATTGTTTGTATGATACTTATTTATAGTAGTTTATAAATAATAACATGAGAAAAACATATAGCGGCAAATGGAAACCAAAGTACCCAGAAAAGTATAATGGGGATCATACTAAGATAACATATAGATCGCTATGGGAACGCAATACATTTAGATGGATAGAAAAGCAATCATGGGTTAGATGGTGGAATTCTGAAGAGACCATTATACCATACATTTGTGCAACAGACAAGCGTCCCCACAGATATTTTATTGACCTTACTATTAAGAGAATGGATGGAAAGGTTATATTAGTCGAGATTAAGCCACTTGATCAAACAAAAGCTCCTAAAAGAAAGAACCTTAATGAAGCATTGACTTATATGAAGAACACTTCGAAGTGGAAGTATGCTAAAAGGTATTGTGATGATAGGGGATGGAAGTTTGAGATATGGACTGAGAAGACACTAGAGAGTTTTGGAGTTCCTGGTATGAAAAGGGTAAAGAAGGTTCCATGGAAACCCCTAAAGAAAAAGATCAAAAAGAAGATCAAAAAGTAATATAAATAAGTACATGGCATCATTATTCGATAAATTAGAATCAGAAGCGTTTCGTAAAGGTCTTACTAAAAGGTCTAAAGAAGCGCAAGACTGGTTTAGAAAGCAAGTAAGCTCTATGGGCAAAATCAACATGCATACAATGTTGAAGGATGATAGACTAGTAAAGAAGCAGAGACCTAGAGTTGGCGATATGTTCATGTATGCATACGATCCTAAGCATAGAAAGACATTACCATATTACGATAGGTTTCCTTTAACTATTATGGTGGGGCAAGCCCCTGGTGGATTTTATGGATTAAATTTACATTATCTTCCGCTAAAGCAAAGAGCTATATTCTTAGATAATTTGACGGCCATTGCTAATAATAAGAAGTTTGATGAGACCACAAGATTAAAATTGAGTTACAATTTATTAAAGAGTGCAAGCAAATTTAAATACTTCGCTCCGTGTTTTAAACATTATTTAACAGAACAAGTGGATTCTAAAATTATGAAAGTAGAAGCATCTGAATGGGACATAGCTATATTTCTTCCTACAGAGAACTTTGCTAAGAAGAAGACATCATTTGTTTGGAAAGAATCAAGGAGTAAGTACTAATGTCCCTTCCAGTCGGTATTGATACATTAAAATCCACTATTGGAAAACGTGGTGGTTTAGCCCGTGCTAATAGATTTGCAATATATATTACCCACCCCAATATGAAGAGCCCAATGGGGCCCGGATTGTTTAATGCGGACATTGGAGGCTTAGTATCTAATGTGGCTGGTTCATTGATGTCTGGTGGTTCTATTGATCCAATGAGTTTCATTAATGATCCTCGAGACATGTTCTTATTATGTGAGAGTGTTCAGCTTCCGGGTAAACGTATTGCCACTATGGAAAGCTTTATCACACATAAAGCAATTAAGAAACCTTATTCATACTTAGTGGATGAAGTAACATTTACATTTGTATTAACTAACGACTACTTTGCAAGGAAGTATTTTGATTCGTGGCAACAGCTCATTGTGGATCAACAATCATTAAAGATGAATTATAAGAACGATTATGTCACAGACGTGACTATTCAACAGCTTACATCATCTAATGATATTATACCAGCATATACAGTTAAATTAAAGAACGCTTTTCCATTAGCAGTAAATGCTATTGAGTTGAGCAACTCATCAGAGAATAGTCTATTGCAGTGTTCTGTTACATTATCATTCGATGATTGGGAAGAAGTGGGATTACTAGATGGATTCACTGATTTAGTATCTAAAGGAAGAGACATATTTGATGCAACAGTGGGTCAAGTGAAAGGATTATTTTAAATTATAAGGAAATATATTATGAATACATTACCAACAATATCAGTACCGAATTATAGATTAACAATACCATCAACAAAAGAATCAGTAGCATTCAGACCATACTTGGTTAGAGAAGAGAAGCTATTAATGATTGCTTCAGAGTCAGAAGACCAAGAGCAGATTGAAGATGCTGTAATACAAGTGGTGGAAGACTGTTTGGAATATGGTAAGAGTATAAAGGAATTAACAGCTGCTGACTTAGAGTTTATCTTTATTCAATTACGTAGTAAGAGTGTTGGAGAGACATTAGATATCATTAAGGTATGTGATGAGTGTGAAGGTCAGACAGAAGTGTCTATTAACATCCAGGAAGCTTATGTTAAAGCTCCAGAAGAGGTAGATTTCAATGTGAAGCTATCTGATGATCTAACACTTGAGTTGAGGTTTCCTACATTGAGTAATAAGGTATCTTACAATGAAGATGTATCTGATACTGATATCCTTATTAAAAATGCGGCTAATTCATTATCAGTAATATACTATGGTGAAGATACATACGATGCAAAGAGTGTATCAGTTAGTGAAAGAGAAGAATTTATTGGCAGCCTTAGTACAGAACAATTTAATAAAATTATTGACTTTCTAATGAAAGCTCCGTATGTAACATATGATGGAAAGTTCACTTGTAGTAAATGTGGGCACAAGCACGAATTTAATTACACAGGATTAATAGATTTTTTTATTTAGCTCTTTCGCACGAATCATTAGAGGCCTACTTTAGGTTAAACTTTTCATTGATGGAAGAGCACAAATATAGTTTAGTTGAGTTAGATAACATGATCCCTTGGGAACGTGAAATCTATACCAGCTTGCTCATAAAACAGATCAATGAGGATATAGAGAATGCCAACACATAAAGATGATAAAGTTGTAGCGAGAGCTCAAGCAAATAAAATTCAGAGGGATGCAAAGTCAGGATTCAATCTGCTAACTAAAGCTATTGGTGAATTAAACAAGAACGTAGAAAGTTTAAGAAACATTGAGCTGTTATCGGTAGCACATGACGTAAAAGTTGGTGATAATGACAAAAAGTTCTATTCAGGAGTTGATAGGACTAACCAAGAATCTAAGGTCAACGAAGCTCACATTGTTGAATCTACAGCTAGACAAGAGGCCGGACTTCGTCAAATAGCAAAGCGGATTGTATTATTGCATGGGTTTTTAGCTAAAGATTCATCTGAAGAAACTAAGTTCAGATTAAAAGTAGCATCCGAAGAACACACTCAATCATTGCGCAAGCATAGATCGATTGGAATGTCTCAGTTTGAGTTTATGAGAGATCGTAAAATCCAGAGTATATCTGGATTAGAAGGACAAGAAAGATTTACTCAAAACGATAAAGGTGAGTGGAAAGGTACTGGTAAGAACTACACAGCTGAAGAAGCAAAAGCTGAAAGGCTGGCTTGGGATACAATGATATCCAAGAAGAAACACTCCATGAACAAGGCTCATGCTGAGGGTGCTGTTAATAGTAAGTCTAAAAGATATCGTGCTGCACAGATTACTGGTGATGTTACAAGTGAGGAAGCCCTTAAGGCGCAGCGGACTATCATTAAAGAAAAACGAGCCCATCTGATAGCAGAAGGAGCATCTGCTCAAAAGATTAAGGCAGAGTCTCGAAAACTTCTAAACTCTTTCGTTGCAGCTAATGATGACGTTAATAAAATGTATAATTATGGTACAACTGCTATATTGGATTCGAGAGACCATGGTGGTGATAATGAAAAAAAGGCTGATCCTGAATTAGTTAAGAAGACTAATGATATATTAAAGGTCAACTCAGACATGCTGGATGTGCTAAAAGGAAATGCTTTAGCAGAGAAAGAAATAAATAGAGAAAAACGTAAGAATATTCTAAAAGGTAAGTCGACTAGATTTAGCAAACCTCGTATCATTTCACCTAGTGCTGTGGGTACAGGTATTGGATTATTGGGGGGAATAGCAACCACAGGTACTACGTTAGCCACTACTGCATTAGCCAGCAAGATGGTAAAAGATCGTATTGCAAAGAAGGCGGCAAAGAAGGTGGCCGCAAAAGCAGCTGCTGCTTTAGCTGCTAAGAAAGTTGCTGAGAAACTAGCCATTAAGAAAGCTAAAGAGGTTGCTGCTAAGAAAGTTATCCAAGTAGCTACTAAAGCAGTAGCGGTCTCTGCTGTTAAGAAGGTAGCAACTAAGAAAGTTGTCGAAAAGGTTGGACTATCAACTGTCATGGCCCTTGCTAAGAAAGTAGCGGCTAAACTTGGTTGGAGTACAATTGCTAAACATCTTGCAACTAAACTTCCTGCATTAGCATTAGGTGCTGCAGCAGGCCCTATTGGTATTGCAATTGCTATTGCTGGAGCAATATGGATGGCATATGACATCTACGAAGTACTTCAAGAGCTGGACAAAGCCACCGATGTTGGTAAAGGGTTGGATCATCCTCTACTCAAGCCAATACCAGAACAAGCTAATAAGCAAGTGATGACCAAAAGAGGCCTGCGTACAGTTAAAGTTACCAATGCTGATGCACTAGATTCTGCTGAGAAACAAAAGCAAGCAGCTATACAGCCTAGCATAGATGGTGCTAGTAAAGCCAAATCTACTGTAGTATCTAATTCAGGTAACACATCGAACTCAGGCAATTCCACAGTCATTAATCAGTATGGGTCATTTGATCCAGCTAGGTTAAATACTAGCGACTTGACTACTAGAGTTCCTGTAGAAGGATTTATAACTCCAGGAATTTAAGACACAAAAAAGCCCCAATTAAGGGGCTTCTTATTAACTACTTAAAGCTTACGCTTCAGCTGCTAACTTAGCAAAGTAACTCATAGTATCATCACTTGACTCAGATGGAGCAGCTGCAGTAGGAGCTGATTCCATAGGAGACACAACTGTGTTCTCTAAATCAACTGCTTCAGCAGATGTAGTCACATGACCACCTTCTCCAAGCACTCTTGTCAAATTGACCTTCAACTCGTCGTAAGACTTAAACGTAGATGGATCAGTGAACTCTTTTAATGAGTGCTCAGCATTATAGATTGCTTCCAACTTAGCATCTTCAGCTAGTGCTTCTGCAGGACCAAACTCAGAACGATCATAGTTTCTGTAACCAGCTACCTTTGCAATCTTTAACTTAAAGTTAGCTCCTTTCCATAGATCAAAGGGATTAGTTGCTGTCTCGTCAGCGAACTTTGGTTGCATAGCATCCATAACCTTCTCAAAGATCTTAGCACCATACTGGTATAAGAATGTCTTGCCATTGTTCTCAGGGTTTTCTGGATCAGATACTACATAAATGTTAGAAACATAATGCAATCCTCTCTTCTGTTTACGTGCCGTTGCCTTTCCTTCTTCAGTACCATTATTCCATAGTTTAGAATTTAATTCTGATACTGGATCATCCTTACCGATAGTAGTTAAAGACTTCTCTACGTACCATAGACCTGTAGGACCCTTAAAGAAGTGATCCCAATACTTAGCCCAAGGTAAGTCATCACCTTCTACTGCAGGTAAGAATCTAATCACTGCGTAACCATTACCAGCTTTATCCACTGTTGGTTTCCACATACGATCATCGCCGTACGATTCTTTCTTAATTTCTTTATTACCTGCCCCTACCAATGAATCCATATTCATTGCTTTTTCTTTTAAGTCTGCAAAACCCATATTATTTCTCCGTATATTGTTATATTATTTTATATTTTTTTGTATCATCATGTAAATGTATTAAGCACAATCTTCATCATCTTATCTTTATCAAAGGTTATGAAAGGTTGATACTTAACCACCTTTTTGTATAGATCCGGCCACAGTATTGTTTCCGTAATCTTTCCATTTGCATCTTCAATAAAACCTGTTAATGCATTAAGAATACACACTGTCTCTATCGACACTGTTTCTTCCAGGTATTTATTTATAATGATTGGATAGTTATCTTTATAACAACTAAGCAATCCGTCTAAACTATACTCGGATAGATCTTCAAGTTCATTCTTAAAATTATAAGAAAGACTCTCGATTCGTTTCATATGATCGGTATAGGTCTTCTCATCCCTAATCATATCACCACTCCAACTATTGCCAGCAAGATTATGGGCTACGAAGTATTGTATAATATCTTCTACCTTGTTGAACCTCTTGCCAATCTTAGTCAGTTGGTATTTATCTGGTCTCCCCCAATAACTCTTTTGGGATACTCTTGTTTTAAAATGGTACTTGATGGCATCATATGATCCACTAAAGTGCATCTTAATGGCCATGCTGTACTTATATGCGTCTATACCTTCCATAATCATAATATATATTATACACTAAACGTGTCTAAAAGTCAACAGCTAATTGGGATGTTTCAGTATCTCTGATAACCATGTTAACCTGTTGAGCTTCAAATTCAATCTTATCAATCAGCTGTTTTGATAATAGCTTTTTAGCATCTCTAACGTCAATGTCATTCCGCTCGCACAATTCAACAACAGCGTCTATGTATGATGAGTCCTTACTATGTTTAATCATATAGTTCTCTACCATTCTTGAAAAAGACTTCTTGTTTATATCATCCACTATTTACTCCTCAATATTATTACATCATGATTTAATCGTCCTGAAGGAACCTTCTTTGTTGCCTTGATTGTTCCAACGAACTTCTCGATTTGCTTTGGTGTCTTCTTCAATATAGTAGGAAGAATGTCCCCTGGTTTTCTCAGTTTTAGCACCATACTTAGCTCTTTATCAAACCCTTTAATTGTTGATCCTGTAACAGTTATTCCATCTGGATTATTAGATATGAATATCATTAGTTGTCTCGTCTTAGTGTTGAATGCATACATATTCATCGATCCAGGAATTCTCATAGGATTGATAGATGTCAATTTATAATCTCTATTTTCCTTTTGATATTTCAACTTCTCCACTTGCTTATCAGCCCCTTTAAGCTTCTTAACAGAGATTTTAACCTTCCTGGTAGCCTTCATACTCTGCTTCATGTTATCAACATCACCAATAAACTGCTCTAATACCGCTACTCTGGCCGTCAAATCCTTGATTGTCAGGTGTTTATATGCTTCTACGATCTGATCATCCTCTTTAGCAATGACAGCTTTATAGTCGTCTAAGTGCTCATGTATCCAAGCTTCTACTTCAACAAAGCGCTTAATCTCGTAAGTCTTTAACTTATTATATAGATCAAACTTACCGACTGTCTTACCAACATGCCATCTATCTTCAATGGCATATAAGTCTTCCATAATAGTTGAGTTAATCTTAATGATAGCTCGTTCTACTGGAGTTAACATTCTAACAGTTGGCTTCTTATCAGATATGATAGAAGTTCCTCGAGATTTAAAATCAGTAAATTTATCATTGATCCATTTTATAGCATGCTCATATCCTGAGTCAAACTTGTTGTCTAATGAATCCCAGTAACAGATGCCTGCCATATGACTAGACGAGTATTCCCATGCTGGAACAGATAATATGGCCTTGGCATTTTCCNTATCAAACTTTCGTTTAACATAGTTCTTTACTACTTCCCCATACTCTTTAGAATCCACCTCACGATGAACATATTGAATGAATTCTCTAAATGCCCCATCGATAGGGGCAGCTGCTAAACCAAACTTAGTTCTAGCTCTTACTTTCTTTTTACCAGCCACTGTCTTCTCCCATAGTATTACGAGCCACTTCCATGATGCCTGACTCTTCCCAGCCTTCTGTAATCTCTAAGTCTGAGTTATACATATTCTCAGGGCGATTGGCATCTAATGTTGTTCTTGTAATTTTAGCAGACTTTCCTAACGCTTTTAATAGGTTACGTGTCTTAGCTTCACTTCTTAATTTATCTTCTCTTGTCATAATGTAGTTCCTTTTCTGATTGTTTATAATTACATTATACACTCAAACGGATCAAAGGTCAACAGCTATTTCGAATAAATATCAGAAATAAATTCTTCGAAGGCTTCAACCTTAGCAACACGATCAGGCCACTT